CCGACAGCGTGCAGAACAGAAACGCTGGTGTTTTCTAATTTTCTTGAATTTCGCCCCACAATCGTCGCAGACTGCCGATGCGGGCAAAGTAGCGGGCTTAATCATGTTCGTTGCTCCTATAGCGTACGAACGTATATTAACGGACTATTGGGAAGTTGTCAAGGAAAATATTTCGGAATGATGGCTGATTGAACCGTCAAGCGTTACTTGACAGTTGCAAAAGTCTATACAATTCTTTGTAAGTATACATACATTTACACGTCCCCCACCAATCCCTCGGCCAGCCCCATCAGCGCGTCGAACTTGGCCGATCTCAGCGACGGTTGCCCGCGCAGGCTTCGGTTCTTATAAACATAGCCAAACAGGTTTTTATCCTTTACTATGCGCCCCATCTCCCGCGCTTGGTTAAGGCTAGGCTCAGTATAGTTCGGGCGGCCATCGTTTATGCCCTGGGCGTGTCCGTCGGTGCCATCGCCGTTCGGAAACAATTTACGCCCCGCGCCGAACCAGGTGATATAGTCCCCCATCGTCTCCGGCGATGCACAACCGTGATGTTCACAGACTACCCCTAAGTTCACAAGTTTGTGAACATGGTCGAGGTATTCCGGCGATCCCCGTTTGTGCTGCTGAGGGTTACATATGACACTATTTTGGTTACAACCGTGCCGCTTGAAGCTCTCGATGAACCACTCGTGAACATTAACGTTTATGGTGAGTTCGTCCGGTGCGGCAGGATCATACTCCGCCCCCTTCGTGACGCTGAGTTCGTTCCACGGCTCGAGGTAATACTTGCAACCGCTGGCGTTTAGCGTCTCAATTAGTCGCTTATTGAGTGCTTCGTAGTGCGGCCAGATGAACCCTTCACCGATCGGCCAGCGCAGATACCCGCCGGACATCGGTCCGCCCCAGCGCCAGCTCTGGACGTTGGACCAGAATGCCCAGTGCCTTTCCAAAAAGTTATCCTTTCTGGAACAGTAATCTTGCACCCTGACGATTATCGTCACGTTCATCTTCTGGCACATCCTGAATATCGCTTCCCACTTCACCCATACCCGCTCATCCCACCGCGTCAGATTGAATACCGGATATGAATAGTCGGGCTTCGGCGTCCACGGCTTGTCCGCCCACTTCTGCGTCTCCCATCGATCAATCGCGTAGGGCTGCCATCGCCAGGTGTCATCCCATGTCGTGACGAACAGCGCTTCGGTAGCGTTGCCACCGGCGGCTACCAGCTCCCGCAGGAACCATTCGATGTCGCCGATAGGGTACTTGATAAGCGAGTATGCGGTCGTGCCGATGAGGTGGCCGTCGTGGTCCGGTGCCTGTGGCCAAGGCGGTGCCGGAGGTGGAGGAGGCACGGGTGGTTCGGGCGGTATCGGTGGCGCGGATTCATACCGCTTGCAGTCGCAAACCTTATACAGCCACTTCCCCTTCGATGTCAGCGAACAGAGCCACTTGCGTATGTTCATCTTTACCTCACAGGGATGGCGCCCACATCAAAAAGATAAGCTCGTAATACGGCGGGATGTTATTAGCGTTGGCGTGACTCACGGCGGCATGATTCGCCGGTTGCGTGACGTTGTGGGCGAGGTCGGGGACATCGGCAAAACCAAGTACGGTTGCATTGCTACCCTCTAGTATTTGCCCCCCGGCATGGCCCGCCACATTCGCTCCGGTATGCGCCAGGGCCGCATGGTTCTCGTGCGTGTGCTGATTCGCCCCGCCCGTGTTCCCGGCCGCCGTGTTCGCCGGGGCGCCACGGATAAACCTGTTCCTCAAGTCAGGCGTCCCGTTATTGCCCTCGCAGATATGCCAGCCGTCCGGGACATCCGCCGTGTTGCCGCTCCACCCAACGATGATGCCCTTGGAGCCGGACAGCATACTGAACGCCGGGATGAGCGCCCGGAGGTCATTTATCGTGCGGTCGAATTCGTCACGGCCTATATAGGAAATCATGGCGCTTCCGTCCAATAGAATGCCGTGTCGCTCTTAATCGCCGTCACCGTAGCCTTGCAGGAGTTCAGGTCTTTATCAATCGCCATGATGACGAACACCTGATCGGAGTAGAGCGTTCGTGTCGTCCCGTCGTTGTCGACGATGGACTTGGAGATGTATATCTTGTCCGTCGGGTCGAGGAAAAGTGCTTGTGCCGGGAGCGTTACCCGGATCGTTTCAAGTGGCTTTTTGAGGATGTCAGCATAGTACCCGGCCATGTTCGCAGCGTCAGCGTCCGTCGTCTCCATCATATCGATAACGATTGATTCCTTCGCCCCGTATTCGTAGTCTGCCCGGCTCTCCTCAACCACAGCATACTTCTCCGAGTCCGGCGTTGATTGATTGCGGTAGCGAACAGAAATCGAGAAGTAGGTGTTGCTCGTTTCCTGGATGACCGAGAATCCCGTCAAGTCCTCATTGTAGAACCGCTGCGTGTCGGATGGCACGCTGGACACAAGCGCACGGGCATAGAACTCCCCAGTGCGACGGGTGAAGAAAAAGAACTGGGCGCTCCGCTTGAGTTGGTTCAGCGCGTCACGGATGTTGGCTTGGTCGCCGTACCAACGGGCCAGCGTCAACCCACCCCGCACCGCCTTGAGGTCGAGGAGGCTGCGGTAATTTATCATGTCCGGGCTTGTGCCGTTTATCTCCGTGAGCGCAAACCACAGCCAGTCCACCCAATCGGTGAAATACCCCGTGGCATCGCATTTCACCCACTGCCCCTCACGGCTGCGCAGGAGCGTGAACGTTCCGGTAGCTAGGTTTTCCGACCACCAGACGCCCTCGATCCGGGCGTTCGTCCGTGGTCCGACATAGACGGCATCGGTGTTATTGAGCGCATAGTTGGCCGACGGGAACGCTGTCTGCGTTATCTTGAAGGTATCAAACCCGGTCGTGTTGCTGCACGGCGGAGTAATGTCGTGGATATGGCCAAGGAGAATCGGGATCGGCTTTTCCTTCCAGCTGTCTTCACAGTTGGCGTAGGTCGCCGCCGTGAATGTCTCCTGGAGCAGGTTCATAAACTCTGCCCTGGCGTCCTGGATGTCGATGGAGAACCGCCCGTCCGCAAGCTCAGGCGTGCGCGAGAGGCCGAGAAACATCTGCGCCAATTCGTCGTAGGTCGAAGTCTTGACACCGAGCTTGACATAGACGAGTTTGTTATGCCATTGGTAACGGCTGTAATTGTAGGCGAAAAAGCCGTCGTCAACGAACGTCACCGCCCCGAACGATAACTGATCGTCGGGGTTTACGAACGTCCCGACGCTGTGGCTTATCGACGGCAAGGCGCTCTCGCCAAGGTAGGGCAGGAAAGGGGCCGCCTCATAGAACCGCTTGCACTCCACATTGTCGAAGTAGCATTCGTCTCCGTTGGTCTGAGCCAAAAGCAATAATCTATAGGAAGAATAACTGGCATGGGCCGTGAAGGTGATGCTGTATTCCGTCCATGACGTTGAATTTGTAAGCGTAATCCCGCCAGGCGAACCTTGCCAGGAACCATTGGATAACAGATATTGATTGGCTCCGGTATCATAAAAACGGAGAGTCGGAGCAGTGGTCCCGGCACACTTGTATTTCAACCGGATCATCGCCGCCTTGCCCGGTCGCAACGTAATGTCTTGATAAATATAGATGTTTGATGCCGCCGCCCCGACCGTCATCTTTGCCGAATATGCAGAGTAAACATCATAGACTTCGGTCGCCTCTCTTGCCAAGGCCGCCGTCCCCGTCGTCCCTTTCGTCCACCGCGTCAGTGTCGATGAACTTGTCCAGAGGTCGAGCTTGCCGTCGAGCAACGTCTCCCTGTGCCTCCGGAGCGACACCGCAGAATTGGTGATGCCCACAAAGAAGTATGCCATGATGCAGTATTTGTATGTCGGTGCCCCTGTCGAGGGGTCATCACCATCGGCCATGTGAATATAAAGTTTTGCATTCGTCAGACTCACATAGAACGAACTGGCTGTCGCATCACAAAGCGCAGCGGAAAAGACCTCCGCATATTCTCCCCCATTGACTACGACGCGATGGACCTCTCCATCAGTAAACGACAAATTGTATGCGTATGTTTCGGTAACCTCTAAGCTCCAAGTTTCCTCCTCCAGCTTCCGCGCCAACTCCCAGTCAAGGACGACGAGCTTGTCGAAGTCCGGCTGACCGGCCAGCGTCGCCGCCGTGACTTTCGCCATCAACGCGCCTCACGGAGAGACAACCGAACGGTAAACCGGTAGTCGTATTCCTGCGTGATGTCGAGTTCGCTGATGTAGACGTACCACGCCTCGTTCCACGGGTCGCCCATGTCCTGACAGAAGAAGAACGGTTTTGCTACGCCGACATTGTTGTAAAGGTTCTCGAACTGCCCCTTGTCTGCCGCCGTAATCCTCTCGAAGGAAAAATCACCAGACTTATATTTCGTTTTCAGGATGGACGAAGCCTGACCGTCATCGCTCTCTGATATTGCGGATGGGTCAATGTCCGCCCTCATCCCGCCCCCGAGAACGTAGTTTCTCACCGGCTCAAAAACCGGCCCGAAATAGACACGCCCCGCCGCCACATAGTTCGACGGGTTCGTAGCATCCGTCACCGCAATCCTCCAGTAACGGTAGGACTGCGCCGCCGCCCAGACGCAGGGGATGATCTCGGTATTCGCCGCCACGCTAACGTTGGCCGCCGGAGCCGCCCAGCTGTCGGCGGTGTTGGCCTGGAACAAAACCGTGGCGTTGCTCTGGAAATTCGTGTAACGGACGAACCCCGCCAGTACATCGATGTTGGCTCCGGCATCGAGAACCAGCCATTCTGGTGAGGCGAGATTCGCTGACCGCCAGGGACGGAGATGCCAACGATGACGGGTGTTGTTCGCCGGAAAGTTTGTGGCGTTGCCGGAAGTGGTGAGCGTCCCGGAATCCCACTTATTATCCCAGGCGAACCCGCAGACGTTCATCGAGAACATAGAAACATTATCCAGATAAATCGTGGACGAGGCGGCGGAGCTTTTGCCGATTGTAATAACATAATTCGTATAAGATACGTGAGCAGTGAACTCAATGACATAGGGACGCCATGATATGCTGTTCGGAAGAACGATAGAAGCAGAGCCGCCCCAGGTTCCATCGGACTGGAGATAAACATTGCTGCCCGAATCCTTCAAATTCCAGCTTGCTGTTTTTCCTGATATTGAATTTTTATACCATATCACGAGGCGATATTTGCGCCCCGCCACTAATTTCACGGTCTGATAAATATATACACTAGAATCTGAAGCATCAACAATAAGTGAGCAGGAATATTTACCGGACCGCTTGATGGTCGATTCCCGCGTAACGGTGGAAGTCCCGGCAATCGTCTCCGTCCACGAGGTCAAGTCCGTCGATGTCGTCCAGTTCTCAAATCCGCCGTCGATCAATCTGTCCGCCATATCAATGCTCCACTAGTCCGTTTTTATGGAATTTCATAGCGCCCATGCGCGAGAGCTCCGGTATGTAAGGCGCAATGGCCATAGCAACCACCCTGCCGTCGATATTGATCGTGGTCTTGCTGTTGCCGAAT